CATTTCGCCGTGTTTCTAGCTTTCTGACAATATCAGAAATTTGATGCGGCAATTATGCAGCGCACGCGCCACGGGATCCATTTCGTCGAGGCTTTTAAGCCATTTGTTTTGTGTGGCTCTCAACCACGCGTCATATTTTACGCGGTCTTGAGCCGTCATCTCGTAATTCATGCGGCAGCCGTTTTTGCAACGCGGAACGTAAAATGCAGGCTTGAAACTTGGTAGCCAAGATCAATCCACATTTGTACGCATTCTAACAGTTTTGATAACTTGTTTTCGGTGCATTCACAGCGCGCGCCGTTCACGTAAAAATAAGCATTGTAAATCATAATTTGAATTATTTAAAGTTTGTATTTTGTTATATCCATATCCCAGCCCAACACGTGAGCAGGATTTCGCTGCATCGCAGCAGCTCATCAGTGGATTTAAGAAAGTTTCTTTACTTCAATTCTCCCGCAGTTGGGAAAACATTTGAAGATTTTGCACGCGAAATTGTCTAACTCTTTTTTCGTGTAGTAGAATTTCTCGCAGGCCATAACCTGGCCATTCTTGCGGATCGTCAGTAACCACCAGTGTTTCATAATCTCAGATTTTTAATGGATATATGCGGGTTTTAGAATTTCTCCGTTTGGATATTTTACCTTCCACGCATTAGGATAATACTTTGCGACTTTTGAGATAATATCATTAATCTCATCGTCAGTAACTAACTCGTTGTTTATGCGCCTGTTTTCGAGCCATCCGCGGACTTCAAAAAGTTCGGGATAAAATCCCATGTCAAACCAATCGACAATTAAGCCGTTAGCGATGTACAGCGCACATTTTTTTGAATCTTTGTCTATTGTACTCATAATCTGAATAATTTAAAGGTGAATAATTAGAGCCGTGCGAGGGAATCGAACCGACGTAAATCCACGCGCCACACGTGACGCACCAGGACACGGCATAAATGGCGGCTCACTCTATCTAGTAGATCTGTTGCCGCCCTCGTTTAACCTTAAAAATCCAATTATGTCTATAATCTTTCTGCCACGCTCTAGAGGCGAATGCGGTTACCATATTTCGCACGCATTCAGCAAAAAAACGTCCGTTCCGTGAATCTCCGGTTTTATTCTGCATCACGCACTCACTACAAGCACACAGGCAAAAACCTGTCTCAGGTGATGACGGACGGGCAATTATTTTTACTCCGTTTCCCGAAAAATATCACGGCCGTTCAAGTGTACAAGTACACAAGCGACACACACGGCACAATCTTTGCGGCATCGCTGCCGTATAATTGTGGGGCATCGCTTTTGCTGTGGACTAATCATGTGAAGATCGCTTTTTGTTTTTGTGCCGTATCGGGAAACGATCCCGACAAATCCAAGATCTAGGAATTTGTTCCAAATCGGCATGAATCAAACAACCCGCCACAAATTGAATTGTAGCGGGTTGTTATCGGTTGTTGGAAATTGGTTACTTGGTGCGCTTGGTGGTGCGCTTGGTGGTGCGCTTTTTGCGCCCATGCTTTTCAGTGCTCTCAGTGCTCTCAGTGCTCTCAGTGCTCTCGGTGCTCTCGGTGCTCTCAGTGCTCTCAGTGCTCTCAGTGCTCTCAGTGCTCTCAGTGCTCTCAGTGCTCTCAGTGCTCTCAGTGCTCTCAGTGCTCTCAGTGCTCTCAGTGCTCTCGGTGCTCGGTTGTTGGTACTCTATTTTGCTAGCGGTGCAAAGATTTCTAATACTACCTTCAGACACTTGCATAGCCCGCAAAGTATCAAACCAGTCAGTAATAAGACCATCACGAACACCAGCAATATTAAGTACCATTTCGGGCAATTTCTTAGCATCAACAAAAGCCTTAAAAGTAAGACTTTTTGCAGCCTTTTCGGCTTTTGCCGTTTCTACCTTAACCGCATTAAATAACGTTTTGGTAGATGCCAAATTACTGAGAATATCGGCTAAATTGGTCGGTGCGGTTGCAACCGAATAAATAACCTTACTACCGATAACGGCCTTATTGGCAAACATGGTTTTTGCCTTTTCGGCATCACCACAACCACCGAATTTATATACTAAGGTAGGATTAACCTTTGCAACAAATTCAAGTAATTGCGATTCGTCCTCATTCAGTAACTTAATACCTTTGAGAGATGAAATAACCATGTTAGCCAATTCGCTAGCGTGTTTGCTCTCGCTCTCGCTCGCTACCTTAACTGGTGCGCTATTGCCTAAGATAGGCTTAAATTCTACATGTAACATAATAATGTGATTTTAAATGTGAATGTATACGAATAAAACAATATTGTGCCTATTGTGTGAATCGAACACACCACACCACAAAACACACGTTTTGCGCATGTAACCAATTTCCAACATGTCAATGACCTTTGAGGATCTAACCCTCGGCACAAAGGTACTGCTTTTATTCATATTGACCAAACAAAAAAGCAACTTTAAGTGCCTGTAAATCAATAAGTTATAATACCTATATATAGTAACTTTTTGCCATAAGTCGCTGATACTCAGATAGTTATGTAAGTGCTTGATAATCAAGGGGTTAGCCCCCCCTGCGGGAATCAACGAATGCGTTTGACCTCCTGTCGGGATTTTTCAAAATTTTTGTAATTTTTTTATTTTTCATTTTTTTCAGAGATGTCGTATAAGGCCCGTAGTGGCTCACTGGCGGCGTTTTGTTTCTTAGGCTGATACGTCAATTGTTTTGGTAATTAAACGCTCTTACGGTCGATTTATAGGCTTTTCCGGGTCAGAATGAACAAAACCGAGATTTTCCGCGAGATTTTCCGTGTTTTATTCATCGTGTTAGTTTACAGTAAGTTATCTTTGCCCCAATGAACAAAATGAACAAAATGTACCAAATTTTGTCTATTGTATTTTGTTGTTTTTTATTTTTGTTTATAGAACTTGGGCAATAATACACGAAATAGTGTTAACTCGCTGATTGACAGCGTTTCGAGTGAGGTCGGAAGGTACATCAATGGTACACGGCTGCGCAATGCGTACCAGCAGGCGAACCTCGGTGACCGCATCTACGGTTACCAGGAGATTGTCCTGGAGGCGTGTTCGTCGTGTCTCCGCATGCACATGGGCGACGTTTACCGCTTTGACGGCCGCATATGGGTTCCCGTGAGCGACATAGCGCTTGAGACGGGCATTTCGAGGGCTCTTGTCAAGGCCGGTGTTCCCAAGCACGATGTCGTTAACTCGCGTCTCAAGATACTGCACAGTGCCCGAGGCGGTGCTTCTCTGAGTCCACTCGGCGTGCGCTCGTCCCTCGTGTGTTTCCGCAACGGCGTGTGGGACTTTTCCGACATACACAATCCCGTTCACCATCCGTTTTCCGACAGGATGCCTGTCATCGGCATGCTTCCTTATGACTACGACCCCGGTGCGAAGTGTCCCCGCTGGGAGGCTTTTCTGTCGTCGGTTCTGCCCAAGGGCGAGATCATCAAGTTGCAGAAGTACCTTGGCCTCGGCTGCGCGGACCGCAAGTCGATGACGCACAAGGTCGAGGAGACTTTGTGGCTCGTCGGCGGCGGCGCTAACGGCAAGAGCACGGTGTTCGACGTCGTGCGCGGCGTTTACGGCACGGGCAACATATCGTATCTTGGCCTTGACTCGCTTCTTGTCGGTTCTCCCGAGGTGCGTGCGAGGTTCATAGGCTCGATAGCGGGCAAGACGTTCAACTACTGTTCTGAAGTCCAGGCCGACGACATATCGAGGTATTCCGACACGTTCAAGTCGCTGTGCTCGGGTGAGCCGCAGACGGTGCGCCGTTTGGGCCACAACCCCGAGACGGCGTACGACATACCGTTTTTGGTGTTCAACATGAACCGCAAGCCGGCGAACCGCAACATCGACAAGGCCGTTTTGCGCAGGCTCATCATCATCCCGTTCCGCACTACGGTGAGCGCTGCCGACATGAACAGGGAACTCGTCAACGAGCTGCTTGAGGAGCTCTCGGGCATACGCAACTGGATGATAGAGGGCTACAAGCGCCTCATAAAGGACGGCTACGAGTTCATGGCGAAGGCCGACGGCGACAAGGAGCTTGAGGACTACATGCTCGAGAACGGCCAGTCCGTCCAGGTGTTCCTCTCGCGCAAGGGCTATTCGTGCAACCGCCGCACGGGGCACTGGGACGACAAGCCTCAGTGGGTGACCGCTTCGGACCTGTACGGCGACTACCTGTCGTTCTGCGGCAAGTGGCTCATCGACCCCGTTGCGCAGAGGGCGTTCGGCGGCGAGATGACGCGCCTTGGCTGGAACACGGTAGGCGGCAACAGGCGCAGGACCGCCACGGGATACATATACGGTGTCTTCTGCGAAAACAAAATCGATTACGCATTAAAGTTATGATAGTAAAGATTAAAAAACTGAGTAAAGACGCAGTTGTGCCCAAAAAGGCGCACGCGACAGACGCCGGTTTCGACCTCGTCGCCGTAAGCAAAGAGTATGACGATGACAACAACGTCGTTTACGGCACGGGACTTGCGTTCGAGATACCTGATGGTCATGTCGGTCTGCTTTTCCCGAGGTCGAGCAACGCGAAGAAAGACCTTGTTTTGAGCAACTGCGTAGGTGTCATTGACAGCGGCTACAGGGGAGAGGTGACATTAAAGTTCAAGAGACTTGTACGCACAGGCCCGGCTGGCGCATGGACTGGCAAGAACCGCTACGACATCGGCGACCGCATCGGCCAGTTAATCATCATGCCCATTCCCGACATCGAGTTCGTCGAAGCCGGTGAGTTGAGCGACAGCGAGCGCGGCACGGGTGGCTACGGCAGTTCAGGCAAGTGATAGACTTTAGACAATATACGACTATGGCAAACGAAAAACAGGAAAACGACAAAAGAGCGAAATGCCCCGTTTGCGGCAGATTCTGCAAACAGGAGGCCGTTGACAGGTACAACGGGCTTATCAACGAGCGCGTTCGCATCGCTAAAGAGCTTGACGGTGTCGCCGTTGAGCTCGGTGAAGTGCGCAAAGCCCTCGTAGAGGCCCAACAGACGTGTTCGCAGGCGCAGAAAAGCGCTGAAGACTACGAAGCGATGTACATCGACACAAGAGGCAGGCTTGACCAGGCGTGCGCCGATGTCAAGCGCTACCAGGACAAACTCAGCGAAGCGGGCATGAAGCTCGTTTCGATGCAGAGCGAGTGCAACGAACTGCGCGCGGAGAACGAAAAGCTGTACGGCAGGGGACTCTGGGCGAGGATCCGCAACAAACGTGTATAAACAATAAAATACCAATTTTTACTATGGCAAAGATTTTAGTAGGACGCGACAATCCGAAAGAGGTGAATATCGGTGTCACCGTTTCGCATGCCGCACAAGTTGAGACCGACAATGCCGAAGCGAAAGAAGAACTGGCTCAAGAGCCTGTCGAAGATGGGCAGATGGTCGCTGCTCAAGAGGGTGATGCGCCTTCCGAAGCGAAAGAGCAGACCGCTGTTGCGAGACGAGGCAAGAAACGTTCAAAAGCGTAAAACGAGATACCGCTATGAGTGAAGAAACGATTTACAACATCATCGACGACATCGCGCATGACGCGAAAGTCATCATTGGAGAGCATCTGCATCCCGAGCGTGGAGGCATCGTTGATGCGCTCAAACAGTCGGCAAAGGACTGGAGCGAGGTAACCGAGGAAATGAAGGACGTGTTCCGTAACCTTGAAGACGACCTCCGCGAGTATTGCGAAAAGCATTGTGCCGACAATGGAAAGCCCAACGAGTACAACATCGGCGACGAAGTCGTGTTCATCGCAGGCGGCACCGTCGTAAAGGACAGGATTGCGAGGGTGCTCGTCGAGACCAAGACCGGCTATCGGGTGTATCTTGACGACGCGTTCCGTTCGATGACGGAGCTTGTCGAACACTTAAAGGACGACGTTGATGGATGAGGCAAAAAAGATTCCTTTCGTCAAGCCGGCGAGGGTAGGGAACTACAAGGTCTGGCGAACCAAGACGACTGTCGGCAAAGGGAAGGACAAGTACGATGTCGAGCAGATCTGCGTCAGCGACCTTGAAGGCGTGTGGCAGGTCCGCATACCGTCGACCAACGTGATGTTCTCTGCCATAACAGGACTGTATGCCGACGAGAGCCTTGCCCCTTCCCTGGACACCATATTCGCCAACATGCTCATGGCATCGACAATCCCAAACGGCTACTTCCACCGCGCCGTGCAGATGTGCGCTTCCGTGTATTTCAACCCAGACTTGCTGCGCAAGAGAAAGGAGCGCAAAGGCTTCGTAAAAGAGGCCAAGAGGCTCATAGGGGACTTCCTTGACTGGCGTTCGCTCTACGATGCGCAGGCCAAGGAAAGCGAGCCCACGGAAGAGCAGGAGCGCTCAGACGAGGTGCTGGAGGAGATGTTTGAAGAGATTGAGAACCAACCCGAAGAATAGGCTTTACTTTCTTTTCCCATTTGGTCCAGAGTGCCGGAGTTTACGCTTCGGCGCTCTTTTCCTTCGCTTTTTCGATGTCGGACTTCGCCGTTTCGATGACGTGTCCCATCTCGACGGGCCTCACCGTGCCGCCGCCCTGCCTTTCCATTTCTTTGTTGTAGGCTTTGAGCAGCGGGCACATGTCGCACTTGAGCGGCAGGAAGAAGCTGATGCTCTCGTCAATTCCCGCTTCCACGTCGTCTTTCTTGTAGCCCATGATGTCGGCGTACTTCATGAGCCCCTCGATGCGCTCCTTGCTGTCGTTGGGCTGCTTCATTGCAGCGCGCATTATCAGCTTCGCCGTCTGCGTCTTGTCGATGAGCTCGTCGCCGGTGCCTGCCGTCGCAGCGTTCTCGCGGTGCGCCTCCATGCGTGCCTCAATGGCTTTCATGAACACGGGAGAGCCGAGCATCTCGCGCTTTATGTTGTCGTTCTGTAACGCGCTTTTCGTCATGCTTATGCGGCTGTGCGAGATCTCGTACGCGTCGTCTTCGGTGTATCCGATCGTGATGAGGTCGGCGGCTATGAGCCACTCTGGCTTTATGCCGAGGCGCTTGGCCTCGTTGAGTTTGTTTTTAGACAGGTTCATAATTTCTCAGTTCTTGTTCTTTGTTGTATATGGGTATGGCGACACAGCAGCAGCGCGGATGAACAGGTAATACGCCGGCGAATTTGTCCTTTGGCCAGTATCCGCAACTGCTATCGCAAATATCGCAGTTGAATGTACTGCCTCGCGCGACATAATATCCCGCCAGTTCATCGTCTTCCATGCCGTCCATCCACAGGTCGCGCATCCACACCATTTGCAGGGTGGTCTTCGCCATGTTGACGACATTAGTGCTGCCGTTGTTCGATATGCCGACCGCCCCGTACTGCACGCCACGGCTGCGGATGTATGTCGCCGCGAACTCCTGCCAGCGCCTGAAAGCGGAGCGCACTTCGGGCATGTTGTATATCTGGTGCAGGTATGTCTTTATGCGCGTCGATGCCTGCGACACGTCAAGCCCGGCGTACCGCATCGCCGCGATTGCCGCTTCCCAGTCCTTCATCATCTTGTACAGGTAGTTGTAGAGCGTGCCCTCGAGGTTGCTGTCGCCCTTGCCGAGGCTGTCCATCCATTCGGTGATCCTCAAGGCCCGCACGATGTCTCTGGTCACCCTTGTCGAGTATTCGTGCATGAGCCTGAGTATGGCAGCCTCTAACTCGTCCATCACCTCGGCTATCTCTGCCATCATCTCCGCGTTGAAGGCGCTCGAGAGGTACAGCAGCTTCGGTTCCACGTTGTAGCGGTAGCAGATGGCGACGACACGCGCAGCGGCATCGGCGATGACCTCGTCTATACGGTCGCCGAGTATGCCGGCGTACTCTTCCCTTTGGAGGATATACTCTTTTGCGGCCGCTATGTCCTCTTCGGTCGGTATGCGGTACTTGTCTGTGTCGAGTTTTATTTTAATCGGTTGTGCCATTATATCCAGTCCAAAATTGTTGGTTCTTTAGTCCCTTTTCTCCAGACGAACCATGCGTAACTGACCGCCGAACCGCCGTGTTTGCGCATATAGTCGAAGTCCGCGTTTTTGGCGCACAAGACCCTTTCGATGCACTGTAAAACCCTGTGGGGGGGGGAGTTACGGAATATCTTCTCATACCTGCCCTTGCTTTCAAGGAACGTCGTCTTGAGGAACATACACACCAGCGATCCGTCTGGAACGAGTTCAAGCGAGTGCAATACGAAGTCAGTGGCATACTTGTACGGAGGATTGGTCACGATGGCGAAGTCACCCTCAAACGGTGGCTCGGTCATCTTGAAGAAGTCCTGCACCTCGCCATAGCCACGATCGATGAGGTCGTAGGACTTCACCTCGTGTCCGAGCTCAACCAGCCTTTCGGACAAGCATCCGCTGCCGCAGGCAGGTTCAAGCACCTGCTTGGGCAGGTCGATTTTCTTTTTCAGCAGGTCTATTGCCTCTGGCGAAGTAGCGTAGAAATCGTGCGTTTCCCGTTCCTTGTCGGTGTGGTTGCTCGCACCGAGCATCTTGAAGATGCTGTTGCCGTCACCAGTCCAGTCTTTCATTTTTTAATTCGCAAATTTGAAATTTCGTTTATATTTCAGTTCACCAAATTCATCTTCGGCATAACGCCAAACATAACCGCCAGCAGTCTTTTGCTTGCCACGGATGCACACCTCGTGTATTCCAGAATAAGAAATACCAGTTTTTCTACTGGCTTCCATGATTGAGCGATAAGATGCAATAGGTTCGCCTTTCTTGGTATATTGAGTAACAGCCCTCCCGACTTCATTTACCATGTACAGGCTGTGTCGCATACATTTTGTGCCATAACTTTGGTTATATTGCATAGTACACCATTCAAGGTTGTTGACGTGGTTGTTCTTGCCGTTTTCGTCTTTGTGGTTTACTGTGTCATAACCTTTTGGGTTTGGTATAAATGTTTCCGCCACAAGCCTATGTATCAACACTTGCCGAGACTTTCCATTGAGTGTCATTACAACTCTATAATAATAGCCATTGAATTGAGCCTTGAGTATTCTCGGTTTTCTTACAATGTGACAATATGGCTGTATTTCGGTTATGCGCTCTTTTGAACGCACTCGCCCAAGATTAGAGACTTCATAGAAACCTCCGTAACCATCTACCTGCTTCCATGTTTCGCCCTCAAGCGGTTCAATGGAAAGCCATCTTTTTGAATTAACTTCTATCATTTTCTTGATGTTGTCGCTTGGTGTTGGTTAAAGAATGAGGAAAGGCCACCAAGAAAGCCTTTGTCGGCAGGTGATCAATCCTACCTATCCTCACCCTCAATGTTTTATTTTTTGGCGTTCCAGGAATCCCAGTTTGACCTGCCCTGCCAATTTCTGCTCTCCGTATAAACACGCCCTGTGAGATTAGGGCGCCCAGCACCTCTGCCAGTAGCCACAGAATATTTCTTTTTCTTCGATTGCTTGGCTTTAGGATCGTTATCGTTCTCGTCCTCGCTTTCGGACGCCTCCTGTTGTGCCTTGATGACTTCAACCTGCTGTTCCGTTTGGATTTCCGACAAGTCCTCCTGGAGGTCAACCGTATGCTCGTTCTGCATCTCAAGCCGTTGCTCTTCAACAAGGATCTGGTTCATTTCAGCATCGTGCTTCTCCTGAAGGATGCGTTCCCATTCCTGCGGGGTGGCATAAGGCAGTTTCTCGCTTGCGGTCTGCTTCGACAGGAATCCACCGAGCACGGCAGTATTCAAATTCTGCGTAAGCTCACTAGTATTTAAATGCACGTAAGCCTCTATATAATGCCTTATGTTCGTCGTCAAGAAAGTAAGTCTGTTCTCGCTCTCGATGCCGTATCCCCACGAGTAAATCTCCACCATCTTGTCGATGCATCCGTCATACTCCTGCGAGTCGGACATCGCCTTCTCGATTGCGTCGGAGTACATGATCTTCAACGCAACGCCAGGTGTGTCACCAGACTTCAGTTCAGGTGTCTTCACGGCGAACGACTGCTTGTATATGCTCTCTTCCAGTTTGTCGAGTTCTGCCTTGTATGCGTTGCTTGCGTCCTGCCTGTTGAGGAAGCCAGCCTCGCCGTCGGTCGGCAGGAACATGATCTTGCTTGCATAGGACATGTCCTCTGCCGCGATTACCTCGCTGCCTTCTCCACGCACATACATGATTGGCAGTCCGAAGTCGTGGTTGCTGTGTGCGAGGTTGCTGAACGCGTGCTCGTAGTGCTCGATGGTCTCCTGCGAGAAAGTCCAGCAGGGGCCGTTGTCGTCACGCATATACGCGACGGGGATGCTGTCGAAGCCGTGCGGAGTCTCCTCTTCCAGTTTATAGCCGTCGATGTTGAAGAGGTTGTACACGGCGCGTTTCGCCTTGTCGAATATACCCACAGCGTCGCCGTCGGCCACGAAGCGGTAGTACTTCTCGTCGTCCCACACGTCGATGTAGCGCTTTGTCACCGCGCCGTCCTCGCCGTAGTTGCAGTAAGTCCTCGCCAGCGTGTTCAGCCTGCCTGTGCGCAGGTCGTAGTGCGGGTACAGCCTGTCGCCGTTGAGGAACGAGAACACGCGCCATCCGAACTTCCCGTTGTCCATGAAGCCGACGAAAGCGCCGTCGCCTGTCGCCTTCACCGACTTGGCGAGCTGGTACCACGCCACCTCCATGTTCTTGTTCGCCCATCCGTTCTTGAACTCACCGAACACCCTTGTCACCTCGTCGCTGACCTTCTTGTCCGAGAGCTCGAACTGGATGTCGTTGCCGCACAGGTGCGTCAGGTGCTTGATGAGGATGATCTGCTGGAAGGAGAAGGCGTAGCGCGGTATCTCCTGGATGTACCACTTGCCGTCATCCGAGTTCTGCTGCCATATGTCGGGGTAGAGCGAGTGGTCGTTGATGGCGTGGCCGGCAGGGTCGAGTTCACGCAGGAACTGCTCCTGTGTGACGATTTTCCTGCGCAGGCGGTCGCGGTTGACGGGAGCCTCCACCGGGTCTTCGATGAGGTGTCCCATGTCGGTAGAGTCCGGCATGACTCTTGTGAACGGCTTCTTGGTGAGAAGACCGCGTATTCGTTTGTCGTTTTGTGTAGCCATTGTTATAGTGTTTTATCGTGGTGAAAGTCTTTTGATGCGCAGGCGCTTTGATGTCCCTTTTGCCCAGTCGGGCACGATTACCGGGTGCTTCAGCTCGAAGATTTCCCTCATGAAAAGCGCCTCGAAGAAGTCGGGCGAGTGCCCTACGATGGACTTGTTCTTCATCTGTTCCTTGTGGATGATGCACCAGCCCTTGTCGCGTTTAGACATGTCCTGGCGCACGCATTTGCGCTCGCGTTGCAGGATGTCGTACAGCGTTCTTGTCTCCCTGCCGACGAGGTACTTGCGGCCCAGCAGGTTGTGCTCCATGCTCCATTCGCCCTGCTGCGTACGTTCGGCGAACTTGTACGCGCACTGCGACTTCTTGTTGTCGTACAGGAACCTGTCTTTCCTGTCCACCGCCTCCTGGTTGTTGAACGGCACGGCCTTGGGGAAGCCGCCCTTGAGCACCTGCCCCATGCCGTTGAGGTCGTAAGTGAAGTTCTCCTCGAGCACGCCCCATTCCCGCAGTTTCGCCCGTATCAGGTCAACCGTGGAATACAGGTCGCGCCTGCACACGAACAGGTCTGCCACGTGCCAGCCTATCCACAGCCACGTCACGCAGTTGTCGCCGCCCGTTCCAGCGACGTCGCATGTCGCCCTGCGCACGCCGTCGCCTGTCATCTGGCTGTTCTGGAACACCTTGTCGAGGTGGTAGGGCTGTATCATGTCGTCGCTTGTCTCTATGACATCCCAGTTTCCCCCGAGTTCCCTTGCCCTGATCTCGGGCGGCTGGTTCATCAGCGATGCGATGTAGTTCATGTCGTTCTTCAGCAGGGCCTTGTTCTCTTCGAGCGCGGCCTTGATGAACGTCACCGACTTGACGAAGAACGACGTCCTCGTGTAGCCGTACTGTTCCCATTCCGGGTTCCATGCGTCGTCGATGACCTCACGGCACTGCTCGTACACCTCGTCGGGCGTGTCTCCCCAGATGATGTTGTCCACCGAGTTGTCGGGCATGTAGCAGTAGCGCACCACGCCGTTGCGCTCGGGTATGGCGAACCCTTTCAGTTCGGGATGAAGCAGCCCGTCGGCGTACACCGTGTCTTCCTTGCCTATCCACCAGTCGAGGAACTTGCGCAGCCACGACAGCGGATCTGGGTTGCACGTGCCGAGGATGCGCGAATGCACGCCCACCGTGTTACGGTTAGAAGTCATCAGGAACTTCATCATCTCGAAGGGCATCTGCGGCAACTCGTCGATGCCGATGTATGCGAACTGCTGTCCGCGGTACTTGGTGTCGAAGTCGCCCATCGGCATGTCGTATATCGTCAGACCTAGCTTGGCTCCCGAACGGAAATACCACGTCATATCGTCCTTCGACTTGTTGTAGCGCCCTAGGCTTCCGAACCACCGCTTGCTCTCGTTGATGATGTTCTCGAAGTCGTCCTTGTTTTTACGGAATATGATGCCGTTGAACCGCTTGTTGCAGATGTCGTATACAGGCTCCATGAGCATCGTCACCGTGTTGTGGTTGATGTTGTAGCCTTCGGTCATGTACAGGTGGTCTCGTCCCGACACTGTGATGCAGCGGCACTTCTCCTTGAAGCGTTCCCTTGTGACGTACTGTATCTTCTTCGTCAGCACGTTCGTCGTCTTCGGGCTCAACGGCATGTCGGCGTTGATCTTCGCGCGCTTCTTTCGGCAGACCTTGGAAAACAGTTCCTTGTCGTTCGGGGCTACGAATACGGCCCTCCAAAAGCCTATCTCTTCGGGGATGTCCTCAACGCGGCTCACCTTGACCCAGATGCCGAGTGAGCGCGCCAGGTCGGCGACGTCGTCGATGAGCCTTTTGTTCGGCAGCGACAGGTATGGGTGCATGTTCTTCTGCCTTCCATTCTTGTACATCACGCCGCGCAGGTAGTCCCACCTGCATTCGACGGATGCCGTCTTGTACTCGTCCGGGATGTATGCCGGTGTCCTGCTCCTTCTTTTCGTTATCATCTTGCGCTTCTGGTCGTCAAGCCCCTTGAGGTAATAGTATCCGTCTTTGGGGTCTCGCCGCATGTAGCCTCCGTACTTGAACATCGACCTTGCGGTGTGCGTGTTGTCGGTGAGCTTCACACCTGCCGTCTCGAACGCCCAGTTGCCGTCGCCGCTGATAAACCCGAGCAGGTACGGGTGCAGCGGCAGGTCGATTGCCGTCTTCCTCTCGTTCATCTCCACCTCTCCGCACAGCGGTATTTCCGCATAGTCGTACACGTTGGCCTTCAGCGACAGCGGGAACGGCGCGTTTATAAGGTAGCGCCCGATGATGTCCTTGGTGGTGAGTTCGCGGAACTCCTCGTATGGCGACAGCCTGGCCCAGAATCGGTGTTCGCTGGTAACTGAGACATCTGTGCCGTCATCGAAATGCAGTTTGTAGACATACTGTTCCCCCTGCTCGAAGATGGCTTCCACTTTCTGCACCCCGTTATACGGTGTACAGATGAGGTCTCCTACCTCGAGGTCGCCCATTTTCCTGTACCCCGAAGGTGTTGCGATTTTCGTGCGGTACGTGTTGGCTTTTCCGCCTCCGCGGTTGCCTCCGAATATGGTGATGTCCGCGCAGCCCCCGAGTCCGAGTTCCTGCGCGCCCTGCTGCGCTATGAAGTAGCGCGAATCCTTCTTTGATGCCTCTTCCTGACGGATGCGGTTGACGTGCGCCTGCGTGAATATCGGCCTGCCGTCCTCCGTTACCAGTCCTGATAAGCCCTGTTCGTTATCCATAAATCCGTTAAATTTTGCCTTTTCGGCAAAATTACAAACAAACATCATCGCCAGAATACACATAACCTCCTCAGGCTGTAGATTTTACGATAGATTTTACGGATTTGTATATTGACGCCAATCGTGTGGGTTTTAACTTTGCACAAGTGGCGCAAACAGCCGTGAGAGACACGCATTTTGTGCCGGTTAACAATCAATTTGACAAAAAATGGAGAAAGACATTTTAATTCAAAACCTACGCACACGCATTGGAGAAGACAATGCGAGCATAATCAGTGACAAGACCTTTGAAGGTATCGCCGATGCATACCTTCCAATGTTTGCCGACGACAGCAAGATCACCGACGATATGTGGAACTACCCGGTAGCCGTGCTCAACGCCTATGCGGGACAGAAGCGCCACGACGACAAGGTGTTCGCGCAGAAGTTCAAGACCGACTACGCCGCACAGCACCAGAAAGATGTTGACGAGCGCATCAAGGAGGCTACAGAGAAGGCCATCGAGGAATACAAGAAGTCCCTCGAAAGTGCAGGCGGCAGCAAAGAAGGTGACGGTGACGGTGACGGCGGCGCAAGGCAGCATGCCGACGACATGGACGAGCGCATCAAGGCCATCCTCGGCAACACGCTCAAGGAGCGCGACGACGAGCTCGCCAAGCTGAGAAAGACCATCGAAGACATCACCGCGTCACAGAAAGAGCGGGAAAAAACCGCACAAAAGAACAGCGTCAAGACAGCCCTCAAGCAGCACTTGCAGAGCCTCAAAGCCAACAACGAGGCGTGCATCGATGACGCACTCGACGACATCGATTACGGTGACAATCCCGTGTTCGACGAGCTGAAGCAGACAGCCGTAGCCGCTTATGAGAAGCGTTACAAGCGCTACTACTCTGACGGCGGCAAGCCTTTCGGCGGAGAAAGCGCCGGTGGCGGCGAAGGCGGTACGGGCTCGATCGTCAAAAGCCACATCGAGCGTGTCAAGCAGCAAGTGCAGGACGCAGAGGACTACGCCAAGGAAACCGAGGCGCGTTTCGCCAAATGACGCTGTAAAAGCGTGTAAACAACAAACGAAAACAAAACAAATTAACTATGAGTTACAACGGAACAATCAACAATTACACCAAGTTCTCAAAGAACATTGGTGGCGTCCGCAAGGCATACGAGGGACACAACCTCCCTTGGATGTACTATGGCGGCTTCAAGTTCCCCTCGCTGGACGTGCTGCCCGCATCGGGTAACGTCCTGCCCGCGTTCACTCCCGTGAAGGTTGATGAGGAGGCCCGCACCATCGTGCCCATGTACGCTTTCAGCGTCAAGGCCGTTGACGGCACCGCAAAGACCATCACCGTGAACAAGGATGTTGAGGGCACCCGTGCCAAGGTCGGCATGAAGCTGATGGCGCTCGGCAACAGCCTGGCAACCGCAGCCCAGACCGTGGCAACCATCAGCGCTATCGACAGCAGCGCAAGCGATGTCGATGTGCTCACCGTGGACAATGTTGTCGGCTCGGCTGGCGCAATCATCGTCGAGGCTGGTTCTGACAGCAAGATCAAGGTCATCCCCAACGGCCTGACCCCCT